AGAGCGCAAGCACTGGCCACAGCCAATGCGCGATCTACTAGGCTGGCAGGTCAAATGGGCCATGCAGGCATTGCCACATCAAAAGGAACCAGAAGATGGCGAATATGATACGTTTCTTATGCTTGCTGGACGGGGATCTGGCAAGACGCACACTGCTAGCCATTGGATTGGTATTCGGGCTGCTACCTACGACCACACTCGCTGGCTCGTCACTGCCCCAACCTCCAATGATATACGTGCAACTTGTTTTGAGGGAGACAGCGGATTACTCAATATCATCCCCGCCTCACTTATTCGCGATTACAACAAGTCCCTCTTCGAGATTACCCTTAACAACGGATCCATCATCCAAGGAATCCCCGCCTCCGAGCCAGAGCGTTATCGCGGTAAACAATACCACGGAGCTTGGTTCGACGAGTTGTGTGCCTTTGACTATCTTGACGAGGCCTATGACGGCGTCCAATTTACGCTGCGACTTAAAGACCCTAGAATCAAACGGGTCCAGCAAATCATTACCACAACCCCCAAACCCAAAGAACTCATCGTCGACCTCAACGAAGGAAAAGTAGGCGGCGATGTGTATGTGGTTAACGCCTCATCGTTTGATAACAAACAAAACCTGTCTGAGACATTTTTCAAACAGCTTGAGACATACGATGGCACAGACATTGGTCGTCAGGAGATCTATGGTGAAATCCTTGACCCTGAGCAAGCAGGTATTATTAAACGCAAACAGTTCCGATTATGGCCTGCTAGCAAACCTACGCCTGTCCTTGAGTATGTAATTGCTAGCTACGATCCTGCAACCTCAGAAAAAACTATGAACGACCCGACGGCTTGTACAGTGTGGGGCGTGTTTGAGCAAGAAGATGCAGGTACCGCGGTCATCTTGCTTGACGCATGGGACGAGCACCTGTCATACCCAGAGCTGCGCCGTAAAGTCATCGACGACTTTAAGGAAGTGGTCTATGGCGCGGACAATGACTTTGGTAAGGGCAAGAAGGCAGACCTCATCCTCATGGAAGACAAGTCTGCGGGTATCTCCTTGATCCAAGAGCTGCAAGGCGCGGGTGTGCCAGTGCGTGGATATAACCCGGGGCGTGCTGACAAAGTGCAGCGTTTAAATATTGTGGCGCCGCTAGTGGCTAAGGGTAAAGTCTGGATCCCCGAGGAGCCAACCCAAAAAGGCGAATACGCACTGTGGGCCAAGCGTTTCCTACGCCAAGTCTGTTCGTTCCCAGAAGCAGGCGGCCATGACGACTACGTGGACTCACTATCCCAAGCCCTGCGCGTTTTGCGCGATTCTGGCTGGATCCAGCTCGATTATCTGCCTGCACGTGATTATTCCTACGCGGATGACAGCCGCAAACGTTTTGAGAACCCCTATACCCTGTAGGGCGCTTTTACCCCTAATTGTGCATTAGTGTAATTAGGAACATAAATCCACAAATATAGATAATGGCACAACAACCCCAAATCCCAATTCAATCTGGCGGAAACCTTCCAGCCTTAGATTCTCGCGAAGAAGATCTAGGTTTGGCAGAAGAACAAGATGCTGAGATGGAGCATTATGAAGATGTGCTCGGCTTAGACCCAGATGAGGTCGAAGAAGAAGTAATTGAACTTGAAGATGGTTCAGTTGTTGTTAACTACCAAGAAAAATCTAGCCCACTCAAAAACCCTGAGTTTTATGAAAACTTAGCTGAAGTATTTGATGAAGGCACACTACAAAGTTTAGCGATTGAGTATCTTGACTACATTGACGTAGACAAAGAATCACGCAAACAACGCGATAAACAATACGAAGACGGCTTACGCCGCACTGGTCTAGGTAAGGACGCGCCCGGAGGAGCCACGTTTGACGGAGCTTCCAAAGTCGTCCACCCTGTCATGGCAGAGTCATGCGTTGACTTTGCTGCTGCGTCTGCACGCGAGCTGTTACCACCCGAAGGCATTGTTAAGGCCAACATTAAGGGCGAAGCAGATAAACAAAAACTAGCAATAGCAGATCGCAAGACCAACTTCTTGAATTGGCAGCTCACAGAGCAAATCCCAGAATACCGCGACGAGATGGAGCAGCTGCTAACTCAGTTGCCATTAGGTGGATCACAATTCCTTAAGTGGCGTTTTGACATTGAGCAAAAGCGCCCAATGTGTGAATGGGTACCGATTGATAACATCTTCCTACCATTCTCATCTACTAACTTTTACACCGCTCAGCGTGTAACAGAACAACAAGACATTACTGAAGATATTTTCCTCAAGCGTATTGAGGATGGTATCTATCGCGACATTGATAATATTTATCAATCTACCTCAGATGCACCACTAAACGATCAGACCCAGTCTGAAAAAGCAAACAACAAGATCGAAGGAAAAGACATTCCTTCAGTCAACATCGATGGCTTACGCCGCGTGTATGAGATCACTTGCTTTATTCGCTTAGAGGATGATCCACTAACCAATGGTCGTCGCGCTCCCTACATTTTGACAATCGATGAGACAAGCAGCAAAGTGCTTGCTTTGTATCGTAACTGGGATGCTAATGATGAGAAACTCGAAAAGCTGGATTGGTATGTTGAGTTCAAATTCATTCCTTGGCGCGGTGCTTATGCTATTGGTCTCCCCCATCTTATTGGCGGGTTGTCTGCTGCTCTTACTGGCACTTTACGTGCTCTTATGGATGCTGCTCATATCAACAACAGTCAGACGATGCTTAAGCTCAAAGGTGGACGCATTGGTGGCCAGTCTGACAGAATTGAACCCACTCAAGTAATTGAGATTGAAGGCGCGCCCGGCGTTGATGACGTTCGCAAGATTGCGATGCCAATGCCATTCAATCCTCCATCACAGACATTGTTTAATCTGTTAGGTTGGTTGACTGACGCAGCAAAAGGTGTGGTTACCACATCTGAAGAAAAGATTGCTGATGCTAATGCCAACACCCCAGTTGGTACAACGCAGGCTCTGATCGAGCAAGGCGCTAAAGTATTCTCAGCCATTCATGGCCGTTTGCATCGCAGCCAAGCTAAATCACTCAAGATTATCTCCCGTATCAATCACTGGTACTTGGAAGAGATGGACAACGAGTCTGGTGAACAGATCCGTGTTCGTGACTTTGCGTACAACGACGATGTTCGTCCTGTATCAGATCCTAACATTTTCTCTGAGACCCAGCGTTTAGCACAGACCCAAGCTATCATGCAGATGGCTGCTGGTGCGCCTCCCGGTATGTTTGATATGCGTTCGATTTATCACCGCATGTTAAACCAGCTTAAGGTGCCTAACATTGAACAGATTCTGCCAAACCCACAGGGCGCGAACGAATCTAACCCAGCACTTGAGAACGTATCCATGACTATGGGTCGTCCAGCTGCTGCGTACCCCGACCAAGATCACATTGCACACATTAAAATACATTTAGAATATGCGAATAATCCTGCCTATGGCGGCAATCCAGTTATTGGCCCTGTTTTTGCTCCTCATGCTCTTGAGCATATCAAACAACATTTAACATTGCACTACTTGCAATCGATGCGCGCTTACGTGGCTCAAGCTGCAGGCGGCAGAGATGTGTTAGATCTGCACCAAGAAAAACCATTGGATATCGAATCACAGCAAGCGCTTGCCTTGGCATCAAACATGGTTGACGAAGACGCAAAAGTAAACTTGTCACAGTACGTACAACAAATTGGCGCGTTGGCCCAGAAGGTAGCACAAGCCCAGCAAGCTCAACAGCAAGCTGCCGCAGCTGCCGATCCAACCGCACAAGTATTGCTCAAGACACAGATGGCGGAGACTCAGCGTAAATCGCAAGAAGCTCAGATGCAAATGCAGTTCGACGCACAACGTCAACAGCAAGAGTACCAGATCAAGATTGCACAGTTGCAACAGAAAGTTACTGAGTTGCAGGCTAAGTACAGCACACAGACTAGCATCGACAATCAAAAGAACGCGACCAATATTGCGATGGCAAACATCAACAATGCCGCAAGAGAACGCGTTGCGCAGATTACCGCTGGTGCCCAGTTTGATGCAACCCAAATGCAGTTAGAGCATGAGCAAGATTTGTCTGCTATGCAGGCAATCCAAACTGCCGAGCAAGACATTCGCCAACATGGTATCCGCACACAGCAGCAGGCATTCGAGCAGCAAGCCCAGCAAGTTCAGGCTCAAGCTCAGGCACAGCAGCAGGCCGCGTTACAGGCACAACAGCATCAACAAGCGCTGCAGCAAGCAGCACAACAACACCAGCAACAACTGGTACAGCAGCAAGCAGCAGCACAACCACAACAACCACCCACTGAGGAACAATAATGGCAAAAGATGAATTAGGTTTTCGTCAGACCTACAAGCAAACGGGCGTACAAAGCTCTGGCGGCGGCCCCGGCGAGAAAACCATCGATAAAGGCGCTTCTGGCTCCCATCGTGACAACAACTGGAAGATTGGCGCTAGCCAAGCTAAGTTGACCAAGTCACAAAAAGTTGGACCAGATAAAAACCTGAATGAAATCGGTGGCGGTAATTTCTAT